AAAAATATGGCCGTCAGACTGCCTTCCCTGCCAGATGCCAAATGGTGCATTTGATTGGGATCGCAGTGTCACACACAACGATCAAGCGGCTCATGATGGATTTTTAAATACACTTCTAGAGATTACTGAGGAATGGCATTGAAAAAAGAATTTGACATAATAGTATGCGGTGACAGCTTTAGTTCAGCAACCAAAAATGGTAATCCGCGTAGCAGTCGTAGAGATCATTACAGCCAAATATTGCAAGACCAATATGGCTATTCAGTTCTGTGCCTGGCCAGAAGCTCCATGACCAATCTTGGTATTGCTTGGCAGATGCGGCAGGCAATTAAAATTGGATGTAAATTTTTATTGTATCACAACACCTGGAGTTACAGACTGAACTTGTTGATCAATGATAATTTCCAAGTTGAAAAAGGATTGAAAAATTTCATATATCCATTCAAAGATGATGAAAGTTCCTACACCACTTATGTTGGGCACAACCCAAGTTGCACATCTTCAAATGGAGTACAAACTCCTGACAACGATGCACCCATACTGAGCACGGTACCTCAGGGATTAGAAAACAATCCCACTTTGATACTCACCAAAGATCAACATAAAGCCATTGAATACCATTTCAAATATTTTTTCAACGAAGCACTGTATCAAGAAGTTGACTCCTGGATCCTGGCACACTGGCACCATCAAGCAGAAAAAGCAGGAATCGTTCCCTTAGATATGAAACTGTCACTAGGGCAGGCCATGTTTGATTATCAAATGAAGGGCAAGATGGTGGGTGACACCTATATAATGCACCCAGACCATGATGACGATCGTCCGTTTCACACAGACCAAGCTACCCAACAAACAGTGGCAGATGCTGTGCATATGGAAATACAAAAACTATCAAATGCTTGACATATCTATATCAATACTGTATACTTAGACATCATGAGAATATTAACACTAGACAACACCTATTACGATCTAAATCACTTGCCCGAAGAAGTGGATGACATGCGTTTTGCCATACTTGACAATTCAAATCCAGCAGATCCGGACTATCATTTTATTCCGCTAATCTTCTTAGAGAGTTTTAATGCTCCTGCCTTGGTATTGCGTATTGGAACACAAACAATCAAAATGCCCATGGACTGGCAGATCTTGATCGGTGAACCTGATGTTGGTGACCTAGAAGTGTTGCCATTGACTAGTATCAATGATAGAGGTTTCAAGGTATTTCAATTCAATCCGTTAAGCAGTTATAGACCTTCTTTTCCAGATATAGAAATACTAGATGTGTATCACGAAGTCAACTGGTACGCACCCAAACTCAAGAACGGCCAAATGCTGGCCGTGCCACTAAACGACGATGCTGAGCCCGACTGTGTGTACTTTGTAAAAGACGTTAGTCGCAACTGTGAAATTGTCAGCTATAATTTGGCTTGGTAATGGGCAGTCTTAAACCCGGTGCTACCTACATTTACGAACGAGCAGACGGTATTATCTATGCTCGCGAGTCAGGCGCCAATCCCGGTACACGTCAAGTGGTAGGATATGAATCTGGCAAAGAATATGACCCTATTACTGGTCACAAGATCAACTATGACAAGCGAACTTCTGACGGCAGACCCTTGCACGACCACATAATGGAAGACAAGATGTGGGGAGAGATTCGCAGAGCCGCAAAGACCAATCCCACTTTACAAGACGCAATGGATCGTGTTATAATGATCTACCGACTGAGTAAAACTGATGAGCGATAAACTAAACATTGCCAACGAAATGCGTATGTTTGACCGCAAGGTCAGAGACTTCTACGACGAGCTTACACCCGAAGAGCGCAAGAAGTTTTCAAACTATCTCATGATACGTTGGGGGAGCTCAGTAGAAGGCTCACGCGAACTACAAGAATTTTATGTTATCAGTTGCAACGAGCGACTGAACAAACACTTCTTTGATGTGAGCAAACATCCTAAATTACACTGGCTCATGGCCACAAGTGTAAGCCCTGGATTAGGCACACCTAGACATCCATGGATCGCCCCCAAGAAAAAGGAAGCAGGACTCAGTGGCAAACGCAAAGCCCTAATGGCCATATACCCCACGTACAAAGATGATGAGATTGATGTAATGTGTCAGATCACTACCCAGAAAGAAATTGACGAATACAATCGTCGTGCAGGCCAGGACAAAAAATGAACCTAGTGGTCAACGGTTGCAGTTACATGGAATCGTATGCTGTGGGTCAAGGGCATGTGGATTTGGCCCAGCAACTTGGACTAGACAATCCTGTCAGTCTTGCCATTGGTGGTAGCGCAAACAGTCGCATACTAAGAACCACACTCAAACACAGTTACACAGCACCGCCAACATTTTACATATTAGGCATGACATTTCTATCAAGACTAGAAATACCCATATGTGAACAACTGAATGATTTTGAAGGACGCTGGGTCAATCCGCAAAATCAAGAGTTTAAATCTCGTTGGCAGTTGGGATGGACACAAGCAGACTCTGATCAGTTTGTGGAAACCAAACTCAAAAGTGAAGTGTTTAGCATTTTAGATCGCACGGAAGATTTGATGTATCGCATGCTGAGCACTATCTCTGATTTGCAAAGTCGCGGACATCGGGTGCTGATGTTTCAACAAGCAGACAACCTATACTTGGATTTGTTATCAGAACCAAGGTTAACATTGTTTGATCAACCCGAAATTGTGGGCAAGTTTGGCTGGCGTGCCACAGCCTGGCAAACCGAACAAGGAGTCCATCCCAAAGACTATGGACCCGGTGCACCTTATGTTCCGCCCGATATGACGCATGCGGCAATCGGACATCACCAAAAGCTAAATGAATATTTGACAAACTACATTCAAGAGCGTAAACTGTTAGCATGAGCTTTTTGTGCGATTATTGCAAGAAAACGTTTTCTAGAGAAACGTCAATAGCCGTTCACCTGTGTGAACCCAAACGTCGACGACTTGCTCGAGACGAAGCAGGGGTACGTATGGGATTCCAAGCATACATCCGGTTCTATGAAACCATGCAAGGATCGGCCAAGAACAAAACACATGATGACTTTTGTGATTCACCTTATTACAGGGCATTTGTCAAGTTTGGAAACTATTGTGTAAACACACATGTGATTGCGCCCGCACGTTTCATGTCCTGGTTGCTAAAGGCACAAAAGAAAATTGACAATTGGTGCAGTGACAAGGTGTACACTGAATACTTGATTGAATACCTGCGTGTGGAAGCAGTGGACGATGCATTGGCTCGAGCAATAGAACACAGCATACGTTGGGCAGAAGAAACAGGCAATCCCCCACACGATTGGATGCGATATGGTAACACCAATAGTCTATGTTATGCTGTTACAGCCGGACGCATAAGTCCCTGGGTGATTTACAATTCAGAATCAGGGCAAAAGTTCCTGAGCGAACTCTCAACAGAACAAGTGGCCATGGTATGGCCCTACATTGACTCAGATGCCTGGCAAAAGAAATTCACAAACTATCCGGCGGATCAAGAGTACGTGAAAGATATATTGAACAAGGCAGGATGGTAATGAGCGCAGACATTGACATTGACTTTGCCAACAGAGAAACTGTGTTGAAATTGATTCAGCATGTGCCTGCACGACAAAGCAATGGCAAGAAGCACAACTCGGGCATCTATGTAACAGACATTCCCGCGGATCCTGTCAATCAGTGTGCCGCAATAGATTACGAAGAAGCAGAACAACGTGGATATTTTAAACTGGACTTTCTGAACATGAGTGTGTATCAGTTGGTGCGTAATCCTGCACACTATGAAGCAATGCTCACAGCCACGCCACCTTGGGAAAGACTGTGGACTGATCATGCCTGGGCCGGCCAACTGGCACACGTGGGCAATTATACAGATTTGCTACGGGTGATGAAACCAGATTCAATACCCAGGATGGCGGCGTTTATCTCTATTATTCGTCCGGGCAAGGCACACTTACAGACACGCCCTTGGACTGAAGTATTTGCTGAAGTATGGGACGGAGACGAATCTCGAGGCTATACATTTAAGAAAAGCCACGCAGTTTCCTACGCGGCTCTGGTAGCATTACACATGAACTTGCTCAATCAATCCGACGCACCAGCGTGATTGACTTTCTTTTGCCTTTCCTGCGCACTATGTCCAGTAAACTGCAAGCTGGTCCATGCAAGATTTCCAGGTCTTTATTGACAAAAGTACGAAGAGTGGGGCGGAATTGTTCCCAATCTCTGCGTAGGAATATGTTTATAGGTATGCTACGATTGCTTTCCCACCACCAAGTGCTGGCAAGTTCTAAAAACAGTAACTTATGTTCCTGTGCCTGTACTGCACCAAAGTCGTAGATAGTGGTCACAACGTCGTCCCTGTTTTGTACCACACCCACATATTCCACATTTGCGTACAAACATAATGTTATAAAGGGATACTTCTCCGTTAGCTTTTCAAAAATATTATTACCCATAAATACTGTTTCGAGGATCCTATGTATTCAACCACCGTTTACTTATACCAACAAATCGTCCGGGTACTTTTGATAGACACCAGTGGCGGATACTTTACAGCGAGGTACGACCCAGTGTATGCAAAACAACTAACAATCAACAAGGGAGTGGACAATGTTCTGCTCTTTGAATTTATCAATCAAGATGAGAAACCCGTAAATATTGCAGGCAGCACATTTGTGTTCCGTGTGGTGAATCAAACTGGCGACGAACTGTTGATCACCAAAGACATGGAGATCCTGAGCTCTGCTCTGGGCCGTGTCAAAGTAGTTCTCAACACAGAAGATACCATCAATATCCAGGCACAGCCGGCCAGTTACAGTATACAACGCAGTGCCGGCAACTATGTGCAAGCCGCTTATGTAGATGCCAACAGCCAAGCCCGAGCAGATTGTAACATTGTTGACTCAATCCTGCCACAGTTTGTACCCAGCACAGAATGCACAGTTCCGGACATGTATGGCAAAAATAACTTTGTGGGCACCGCTCCTACACAATTTCCTGATTGGGCACTTACACCACAGCCACAAAACTCTATTCAAATGACTGAATTTTATTCTAGCCATATGCCAACCAATGGGTCTAGTTTTACCACGGTCAAGTTTGATCTTGTGGGCTACACAGGAACAGTCAAAATACAAGCCGCACAAAATTATGAATCCGTTTGGTACAATGTAAGTGAAACTCGCAATTATTCTGGTGCAACAGTCAGTGACTATTTTAACATTGTTGGGTTCCATCCATTGTTACGCCTGGCTCTAAACAACTCAGTGGGCTATGGAGCCAGCGGTAATGTCCAAGTAACCAACGGTGTGGTCACAGGAATCAGTATCACCAACGCCGGATACAACTATGTTGGGCCACCGCACATTCAAATTTTGGGCAACGGTTCGGATGCCGAAGCAACCTGCACTATTAGTAATGCAGGAGTAATTGCTGGGGTGACTATCCTCGACGGTGGTTCGGGTTATGTGCCATTTCAATTCCAAGGTTCGATTGCTGCAACCGCAATATTCACAAACG